CACCCGCAGTGCTGATGTTTGCAGCATCACGGGCAGTGCGTTTAGTTCGTGGTATCGGCAGGATGAGGGAAGTTTTTACGGTGAATTTGCAAGAAGCGCTGTTGACACAAGATTTCCAGCAACATTTACCGTAAGCGACAATACCCGTCAAAATGAAATTTATAGTGTCACAGGTCAAAATGGCAGCGCTCAAGGGCAATTTAGTGTAACTACTGGTAACGTTTCGCAGGCATACCTTACGGTTACTGCGTTGACTGCTCCAGCAGCAAATAAAGTGGCTGGAGCATTTAAGTCTAATGATTTTATTGTTGCTGCAAATGGTGCGTTGAGCGCTGCGGATACATCAGGAACAGTGCCTACAGTTGACAGGGCATACATTGGCCTGCGTGGAGATGGCGTCTCATCTATCAACGGCACCATCCGCCGCCTAACATTCTGGGGCCAACGCTTGCCTAATAACGTACTCCAGAAAATAACCCAATAACACCATGTACTGTTTCCGCTTCAACTCCCGCAACCAGTTCCGCACTCTCGCTGCTGCCGAGGGCCTGATCACCGAAGACAACGAGCTGATCACCGCCAGCCACACCCATGCCATTGATGAAATCGGAATCATCACCGAGGGCGGCACCTACGACGCTGAGGGCAATGTGATCACCCCACCCACACCACTTACCGGTTGGCATGTGAATTACGCCAGCAATCCCCCTGAAACCTGGGACCAGCACCTAGTCATCGTCAACACCGCCAGCCGCGTGTTTTTTGGTGGTGCTTCCCAGGCTCCTGATACCGCCACCCTGGAGGAAATGGCAGCATGAACCCTTACATCCGCGCCAGCAAGAAGTTCCCTGCCATGAGGGCAAGAGCACTGGAGCGCCTGGGCAAACGCCCTGCGCGCCCAGACCGCCCCGCCAAGCCAAGCGGCAGGGTTCGTGCCCGTGAGGCAGCCGGCACCTTTAAGGCTGATGATCCAGCTACGCCGGTTGTAGATGAAGCCTGGGTGGATGTTGCCGCTGAGTAACCACACCCGCTGCTCAGACTGATCTAAGCAATAGCAGCACCGATGCCATCCAAGCGCGAATCAATCCTGGCGGCCATCGCCACCACGCTGGCCGGCACCACTGGCGTTAGCACCCGCATCTATCGCTCTAGGGTGGAGGCCTTCGCCCGCAATGAAGCGCCAGCGCTGGTGATCGAGCCTGGCACTGATTTGGCATCAGAGGAGCTGGTGAGTAACTGCAAGATTGACTGGCGGCTGTCGGTGCTGATCGCGGTCTACACCCGTGGCGCCATTCCTGATCAGCTGGCCGATCCGATCATCATCAGTATGCACGGCAAGCTCATGGCTGACCGCACTCTCGGCGGCCTGGCGATGGACATATTCCCCGGCACGGTGGACCCGCAAATGGAGAAGGCGGATCAGCCCGCGCTCTGGACCGTCTGCACCTACAACGTCCGCTACCGCTCCAGCGTGACCAATCTGACCACCTAGAGGTGCTCCATAGCCTGTCGATGGCGTTAGCACCTGGCGATCGTGGCGAAGCCACTACCCCCTCTCCCATCGGAAGGTGGTTCGTACCTATTGGATGCAAAGAAGAACCAATGGGTGTTGATCGAAGAAACGCCAGCAGACCTGCCTATCCCCGAGAGCACCAATGGCACTGACTCGCAAGCGCTTATTGCTGGCGAAGATTGAAACCACCTATGGCACCGATCCCACGCCCGCAGCGACTGATGCGGTGCTGGTGTCAGCCCTTGAGGTGCAGCCCCTGCAGCTGGAGCTCAAAGACCGCGAGCTGATCCTGGGCCATCTCGGCAACACTGAGATGGTGGTGGGTCAGCGCCTGGTCAGCGTCAGCTTCGACGTGGAGATTGCAGGTTCTGGCACAGCAGGCACAGCGCCGAAGTGGTCAGCGCTGATGCAGGCCTGCGGGTTCAGCGAAACCATTGTGGCCGTCACCAGCGTCACCTATGCGCCAATCAGCAGCGCCTTTAAGGGCGTGACGCTGTACTTCTTCGCCGATGGCGTGCGCCACAAAGTGACCGGCTGCCGTGGCACTTGGAGCATGGCCTTGGAAACTGGCGAGATTCCCAAGATCTCCTTCTCGTTCACAGGCATCTTCAACGCACCAACAGACGAGACCCAGCCTTCACCCACCTTCAGCAACCAAGCTGATCCGGTGGTGGTCAACAGCGCCAACACCGCAACGCTTGAGGTGCATGGCTACGCGGCCTGCCTGAGCGCGTTCAGCCTCGACCTAGCCAACGAGAATCCATTCCGTCAGCTGGCCGGCTGCACCCAGCAGGTGCTGATCACCGACCGCAAACCAGAGGGCGAAGTTACAATTGAAGCGCCAACGATCGCGCAGAAGAACTACTTCAGCGCTGCCAGCACCCAGACCGCAGGTCAGTTCAGCTGGGTTCACGGCACCACTGCGGGGAACATTATCACGTTCACCGCGCCAACCTGCACCCTGGGCTCCCCAGAATACGAAGACAGCGACGGCGTTGTCATGCTGAAGCTGCCCTTCATGCCTCAGCCAACCGCTGCAGGCAACAATGAGTTCACCCTTGCGTTGACCTGATTTTGAGTTCAGGATTCATTTACCACCAACTAGCAACCCATGGCCTTTAAGCTGCAGCAATCAACCACCTATGTGTGGCCTGTAAAAATCGTGCTACCGATTGATGGCGGCAAGCGCGAGACACACACATTTGATGCCGTCTTCCGCCGGCTGCCCCAGTCGCGGATCAACGAGATCATTAAGCAGGCCCGACTGCAGGAGCGTGGCCGCATTGAAGACGATGATCAAGTTTTAGAAGACCAGGGCGCTGCTCGGGAGATCATGACCGGCTGGGCCGGCGTGCAGGACGACGATGGCAACGACATTCCGTTCTCCGAAGGTGCTGTGGTCCAGCTGCTGGAGATCCCGACAGTTGCAGGCCAGATCGTTAAGGCCTGGTTTGGCAGCCTGGCAGAGGCCAAGAGAAAAAACTGATTGGCGCCGTTAATCACTGGTGGCACGGTGATGGCGGCGCCAATGATGAACTGCTGGCAGACCTTGCGGCCTTTGGCGCCGACGCTTCCTGCCTGCCAGAGAGCATCACCAATCCGCAGGAGTATGAAGTTTGGCCCGAGCATGAAGACGCGGTGGCAATGTTCCTGCGCATCCAGACCCAATGGCGACCGGGGCCTAATGGTGTGATTGGGCTGGACTATGGAATCCTGCTGGGGCCAGGAAATATGTTTGATCTTTACTCTGTGAAGAGCCCGCGCCAGACCCTGGAGGATCTGCAAATGATGGAAGCCAGAGCCAAAGAGCTGATCAACAAGGCCGCTGAGCCGAAGCCTGCGAAGAAGGGAGGGAAGCGGTAATGGCAATGAACATGGAGGCGATGCTAAAGATCGCGGCCAAAGTGACAGGGCTAAACGATCTTGGCGCACTTGAAAAGGGTCTGATTGGCGCTGAGAAAGCCGCAGGAGCAGCCAAGGGCGGCTTTAAGGCAATGCTGGACTCAAGCGCCTGGCAAGGCGCTGCAGTGGCCGCTGCAGGTATTGGAGTTGCTTTAGGCCTAAGCGTGAAAGCAGCTATTGATTTTGAAGAATCAATGGCCGAGGTACGGAAGGTAGTGAGTGGGCTTGAAAGCCCAGAAGCACTTCAAGAAATTCAGCAAGAAATCTTTGGCCTATCGCGTGAAATCCCCATTACAGCGAAAGGCTTTGCCGAGATGTATGCGGCTGCGGGCCAAGCCGGTATTCCTAAGGCAGAACTAAGAGCGTTTGCTGTTGACGTATCAAAGGTAGCAATTGCTTTTGACATGACTGCCGCCGAAGCCGGCAACGCCATGGCAAAGCTTCGAACCAACCTTGGATTCACCCAGCCAGAGCTGATGAAACTTGCCGACGCGGCAAACTACCTCAGCAACAATATGGCATCAACGGCTACGGAGATTGTTGAATTCATGTTGCGGAGCGGATCGGCAGGCAAGCAGGCCGGGCTGTCAGCAGAGCAGACCGCAGCATTTGGATCAGCGATGATTGCCAGTGGCGCCCAAGCGGAAGTTGCAGCCACCAGCTTCAACAACATGATTATAGCTCTGAGTCGCGGGCCAAGCATGACCGAGCGGCAAATCAGCGCACTGGTGAGGCTGGGATATGGGCAGGCCGATGCAGCAAGGAGGGAACAGGAGCTAACGCAAGCTGTTGAAGAACAGAGCCGGCAGCGACTAGACGCCTATCGCAACGAGACAGACGCAGCGCTTAAAGAGATCAACCGCAGATACCGCGACCAGATGCAAGCGCTGGAAGACGGCTGGGGCGATCAGCAAAGTGCATATGAGGATGCGGCAAGCAACCGCCTAGAAACGCAAATCAAAGCTTTAAGCCGCCAGCGCAATGCCGAGATTGAAGCGTCATACCAGCGTGCTGAGGCAAGCGGCACAAGCAACCGCAATGAGCTGAATCAAATCAGTGATTTCTACGACGAGCGGATTGATGCCTTGCGCGATGCGAACTCGGCAGAAATAAAAGATCGCCAGCGCCAGGCGCGTGATCAGCAGCAGCAAGTCAAAGACCAGTTGGACGATCAGAAAGAAATGGAAATTAACGCCGTACAACAAAAGTACAACCAACTGAAAACAATTGAAGATGCTCGCAAAAAACTTGCTATTGATGATGCCAAGGCAACGGCTGCAGCAATTGTTGGCGAGCTTGGCACCAACATGGCGGCGATGCTGCAGCAGGACGCAATCGGCACTATCCGAGACGTGTTTGGCCGGATAAAGGCGCTGCCTGCCGAAATGCAAATGTCGGTGATTTCCGATCTGTTTGGTGATGAAGCCAAGGCACTGCTGCCGCTTATCACTAACACTCAGCTGATGGAGCAAGCACTGAGCCTGGTTGGCGACCAAAGTAAATATGCAGGCTCAACGAGTGACGAATTTCAGAAAAGGCTGGCCACTACAGCATCACAACTACAGCTAGCAGAAAATAATCTTAAGGAGCTGTCGATTACATTTGGAGCTGTATTCCTGGTGGCTATTTCTGACGTGCTTAACGTTTTTGCTCCATTGGTTAAGGAATTTACTTGGTTGATAACTAACGTTCCAATTCTTGGCCCTAGTATTGCTCTTGTAACAAGTGCGTTTGTTGGCCTGATTGCCGTTGCCCCAACTATTAGCGGCTTAATCACCTTGCTGGGCCAGCTAGGGATCACGGGGGCAAAAATCGGCGCGTTATTCAAAGGCTTTGGCGTTATCTGGCTTGGTCTTAAGACAGCTTTCCTCATTGCATTTCAACCTATCTTGGCCTGGATTGGCAGCACATTTATCCCAGCACTGCTGGCCTTATTCTCCGGCCCTGTCGGCTGGACTGTGCTGGCAATTGCTGCAGTAGTGGCGATGGCGGTGCTGTTCCGTAAGCCCATTGGCGATTTCTTCAACTGGCTAGGTCGTGCCATTTCAAAAGCGTTCAGCGGCCTGGTGAAACTACTCCAGTCGATCTTTGTGCAGCCATGGGTGAACCTCTGGAACAACGTGCTGCGTGGTCCCGTCACCGCGATTTTCAGCTTCATGCTCAGATTGTTTAGGTTCTGGATGCAAACGTTCTATGCGATCGCGTATCAGCTATTTGTGCAGCCATGGGTGAACCTCTGGAACAACGTGCTGCGTGGTCCCGTCACCGCGATTTTCAGCTGGATTAGCAGCTTCATCCAGGTTGGTATGCAAAAGGCGTATGCCCTGGCTTATCTTGTATTTGTGCAGCCATGGATAAGCCTCTGGAACAACGTGCTGCGTGGTCCAGTCACTGCGGCAGTCGGCTGGCTGCAAGGAGTGTGGACAGGTATCACCACCTTTTTTAACACTAACGTTGTCATTCCCATCCGCACCATCTGGACAACCCTGACCGAGTTTCTGCCCAAAACGATGTCAAGCCTAAGCAAGAAAGTTCAAAATATATGGACTGGTGTTGTCAACACAATTAAAGGAGCAATGCGCAATGTGTTGCAGTTTATCGCCAACGCTATTAACTCTGTTGGTTGGCAGGTTAACAGGCTGATTATCGCATTTAATCGGCTGCCAGGCCCTGATATTCCGTTCGTCCCAACGCTTAGCGTGCCCAAGTTTGCGCAGGGCGGAGTAGTCAATGGCCCAACTCTGGCGATGGTGGGCGAAGGTGGCGAGCGTGAGTACATCATCCCCGCCAGCAAGATGGCAGCCGCATCAGCCAACTACCTCAACGGCGCTCGCGGTGGCGCGGTGATCCCATCGGGCAACGCCCAGATCAATGTCACCACAGGGCCAGTGCTGCAGCAGGGCGGCCAGCAGTACGTCACCATCGCTGACCTGGAACGCGCCATGCGCAAGACTGCTGATGGCGTTTACGCCAGCCTTCGCACACCGGCCGGACGCTACGCAATGGGGGTGCGGTAATGGCTCGCGGCCAATCCCAGTTTCTGCGCATCTTCTCTGGCACTACCACCTACCAGCGGTGGCAGTCCTACTACGTCAACACCAGCGTTACATGGGAGAGCGCGGCATGGTCATATCAGCCATTCGATGCTGATGGCATCACCGCTGGCGAGGTGCAATCAGAGTCGTCAATCTCAGTCACCTTGCCGGCCACCACCAACGTGATGGAGGTGGTGCTGCAGGCGCTTAATGAAGCCCGACTGGCAGAGCTGCGCCTGTATGAGTTCGAC